TCCCCCGCAAACAAGCTCAACTGATCCTCTGTATTGTCGTCCATCTAATTCCTCAATATTGTTATGAACTGGTACATCAGGCCAATGCTTCGCCAATACCTTCTGGCAGAACTTATCGTTCTCGCAAAAAGCAACTGTCTCCATGCCAGCGCGATCCAACCCTAAACTGAACCCACCGATACCACTGAAGAGATCAAGAACTTTCACGCTTCACACCCATCCTTGATCCGATCCCAAAGCGGTTTAGAGCATTGCTCAATTGCTGGCGAAGACCATGTTGGCAGTCGCGCTGTGCCAGGATCGTAAGCTGATGCTTTCTGCACGATGACGATCGTTGCCGACAACAGCAAGAGAATAAATACGATGGCACAACAAGAATAAACTTTCACGCTCAACCGTCAAAGGTTCGGCATTCGTAGCAAAGGGAAGGCTCGCCGTTGACCGGCTCATCACCCCACGATGGGTAAAAATGTGCGCCGCACTCTTCGCAAGACCAATGATCAGGCGGATCTAAGTCGCGATCTGGTGGATCGTCCATAAATTTATAGGTCATAGGGGTCCTCATAATCGACAGCGGTGATAGTGGCGTTCTCGCTTTCGGCCTCATCGAGAGCGTCCCACCGCTGCAATTTCAAGTCGTTTCTAGGATCGTCTGCCATGCTAAAACGCAGATACCAAATAGCTTTGAGCTTATCCTCAACCGAGGTCTTGCTCTTCTTGTTCATGCGCCAAAGATACTTGAAGGCCGCAATCTCAGCATACTTCTGTGTGGCCTCCAGCCCAAAGACGGCAACCATTGAGTCGATACACTCAATGCCACCATCAAGGGCGTAGTGGTCAGGCTGGTCAACGGATTCAGAATTACTTGGCTTCATTTTAGAACGGGATGTCGTCATCAAAATCACCCTTGGTGTCGTCTTTCGCTAGATCGGCCAGCCCGCCAGATGCCGGCGCTGGTTCCGGTGCTGCACCTTTGTTTCGCACAGCCAAAACCTCAAAGCTCTGATCAATCTCTTCTGCCATCCACGGCGGCATATTTTCAAGCATGTCACACATTAATTTAGACTCACTTGTGCTCTTGCCCGCAAATTCTTGAGCGTAAACGTCAATATCAAAGCACTGCAGTTCATTGGAGGTGTCAACCTTCTTCATGCCACCTTCTGGCTTGTAGACGCCCTCAACCTTGACCCGACCGTTGACCTCATCTTTGTTCTGCTTGATCATTTCAAGCTCAGCGGTCACGCCCAATACTTTGGGCAGTTCAAAGCCGGCCAGATCAGCGTCACTGAACGGTCGTCCGCGCCAGCTCTTGAGATCCTTGAACAGCGCCGCGTTTTCGTTGAGAGACGCAGTGTATTTCTTTGACGCGGAAAATAGTCGCCCATCTGCCATGCGCACCTCTTCCCAATGCTCTTCGCCGTCGTCAACCTCTTGTTTGTGGGTCACTTCCCAATATATATACACGATGTGACGCTTTCTTAACGGACTGTCCTGATATGATTCTTCTCGTGTGCCAGCGTCAACCAGCTTATAGCAAGTTGCCTTGTAGCGGCCGGCTTCTAAATTTTCGTAGTCACCTCCGCCGCTTGAAATGGTTAATCCCATAATTTTGTCCTCTGATTGGTTTAAGTTGTGCTGTGTGCTAGAAGTATACTATTATGCACATCATTATAATTCAAATCAAACTGAAGTTGAGCCTATGTCATTAAAAGTCAGTCGTCCCACACCCAAAAATATGAACAGGCCATTGAGTGGAGATCACCTCAGCGATTTCAGCAATTTCTTGCAAAGCAGCGGACTCGAGCCTGACCCCAAGAAAGGTTTGGTGACGGATGGCAGCATTGGACGCGCTTACATCAATGTCGGCGGGGCACGCAAGCTGGTTGGCTGGTATCAGCTCTGGCTGGATCAAAGCGTGCCGTTCGGACGAATCGGCGACTACCGTGTGTCAGCCACCGACCCGACAGGCATCTGGAAGCCGGAAAATCAGAAGAATTTCAAGATGACGAAGGCACATCAAGAGGAAATTGCCGAACTGCAGCGCCAAGCCGAGGTTAAGAAGGCGGAAAGCTATACGAAAGCCGCTAAACGCGCGCAGTTTCTTTGGGATCAGGCAGAACCGTGCGAGAGGCACCCTTATTTAGAGAAAAAACGAGTGCTCAGCTACGGTGGCCTGAAGGTCAACAAAGAAGGGCTATTGATGATGCCCCTACACGACGCACAGATGACCATCGTTGGTATTCAATACATCAGCCCCGATGGCACCAAGAAATTCCTCACTGGTTCTAAGAAAAAGGGCAGTTTCTTCATTCTGGGCAAGGAAGTGCTCAAAACCAGCCAAACAATCAACTTTGCCGAGGGCTATGCGACAGCTGCAAGCTACCACCAAGACTTTAGCCAGCCGGTGATAGTGTGCTTTGACGCCTACAACCTGAGTGCGGTTGCCGAGGTGGTTTTTGAGTTCCTGAACGACAGGAAGTTCGTTTTCATTGCCGACAACGACCCCGATTCCAATACCGGCGAAAAAGAGGCCATAAAGGCGTGCCAAACGATCCGCAAACTGCACGGTCAGGCCGATGTGTTCATGCCGGAATCCAAGGGCGACTACAACGATCACAAGAACCAGGTAAAGGCTTTGGAGGGCGAAATCGTCAGCCCAACGCTGAAAAACATTGACGTACCGGTCGATTATGACTTTGTACGCGGCAGCACCGGCCGATACCTGAACACGAAGGACAACATACAGGGTGTTCTCACCGTCAATGGCGTGAGCTGCCTATACAATGTCATCAAGAAGCGCATGGAAATTGAAATCCCCAACACCAAGTTCATTGCTGACATGAAGGAAGAGGCAGCGCTGATCGAGATTGAAGATCGCTGCATACAGATGGGCATCCCGCACTCCAAGGTTCACGATTACCTGAAGGTGCTGGCCGTTGAGTGGAATCCAGTCAAAGCGTGGATGGAATCAAGGAGATGGGACGGTCGATCGCGGTTACAAGAGTTTCTGGACACCATTGGCAGCCCTGAGAATGAGGCTCTCAAAGAGATGCTGATGAAGAAGTGGCTGATAAGCTGTTGTGCGGCAGCTTGTGAGGAGAAGGGCGTTTCGCTTGAAGGCATCCTAGTCTTTCAGGGAGCCCAAGGATTAGGCAAGACGCTGTGGTTCAAGCGGCTTGCCAATTATGACGAGGGTTGGCTCTTGGAAGGCGCCATGCTCAACCCAACCGACAAGGACAGCGTGAAGCGTGCCGTCAGCCACTGGATAGTAGAGCTCGGCGAGATTGAGTCCACCTTCAAGAAGGCCGACATTGATCAGCTGAAGGCATTCATTACCAGTAAGAGTGACGAGCTTAGACTGCCTTACGATCGCGCCAGCACCACGTATCAAAGACGTACCGCATTCTATGCCAGTGTCAACGCCAGAGAATTCCTTACCGATACGTCGGGAAACCGTAGGTTTTGGACGATACCCGTGAAGCGGATAAACTTTAACCACGGCATCGATATGCAGCAGTTGTGGGCCGAGGTAAAAGAGACTCTGTATGTGCCTGGGCAGAAGAATTGGTTCCTCACACCCGATGAGCGGAAGATGCTTGATCGATCGAATGAGGGCTATCGCACGCAATCCAGCGTTGAGGACTTAGTGCTGCAGCACGTTATTTTTGACAGCAAGGACACCAAGCCGGTGCAGATGACAGAGTTCTTGCGTGACTTAGGCATCGCCAACCCACGGATGCCAGACTTCAAGGACGCTAATCGGGTGCTGGCAATGAACGGCGTGGAAGCGAGGAAAAGTAACGGCAAGAAGATATACGACCTCGACTACACCACGCCCGGACAAGAGCTTTCTCCAGTGCTTGGATACAAGAGCTGGGATAATTGATGAGCGGCACGAAGGTCTATCTGACGATCTTCAACTGGGAAGGAATCGACTACACTGGGCCGCACATTGTGGCGGAGACGCGGGCAGAAGCCGAGCTTATTTGTGAGGATTTGGGCTGCGAAATCGTGCGTGAATTGACGAATGTGATAGTGGCAGACGGGGGTATGGACACCCTGCATTAGTGTGCATTCTGGCAATGTGCAAGTTTATGCAAGTCTGTATAAAGTTTGCATGTGTAAGTTTGTGTGCATTTTGTGTACATTTTTGGAGGATTAAGGCACCTATACCCCTTGCTATACCCCTTGCTCAAAGCCTTATGGCTACTAGGTTATTACTATATAGTAGGGTAGGGTATAGTAATAATAATATATATAATATAGATAGTATAACTGTATAAAACAGTGGTTATACGCAGCCCAGAACGTATATATAGGAGAGAGGGGTACCCCCCCTCCCCTTACTTCGGGAGAGAGTGATGGATGAGGATTTAGTTTTTGATTACGACGAGACGCTGAGCGACGAGAGAAATTTCATGCGATGGTTTATGATGAACTGCTCTGAGCGATCAGAGTTTGGCGAGCAGGTCTACACGCAGGAGCAAGGGTTGAAGATATTCAAGCAGCTGTTTTGCAACAGGAGTTCAGATGGCGGGTAGACCGAAGAAGGAGAAGCCTAAACTTGTGGCCGTGCCGGACGCCTTCGAGAAGGATGAGGAGTTTGGGATAACAGCGATGCAAGCGAGCTTCGTGTGGCATTACACCGAAGGTGCGTGCAGCCAGACAGTTGCCGCCCGAAACGCTGGCTTTGAGTTCCCTGGTGCTGCCGCCAACAAGATGCTGAACGGCAAGAGCTTTCCGAATGTCACCAAGGCGGTTCGCATTCGTCAGGACGAGCTGGCTGAGAGGTATGCCATCACACCGGCGAAGACGGGTACGATGCTGTGGAAGATTGCCGAGACAGCATTCGGGTCAGGCCACTACAACGCCAGTGTCAGCGCAATCAAGGAGCTGAACCAGCTGGCTGGGCTGTCCGTCAACCGATCGCAGAACATCAACATCAATGCGGATCTCAACACCATGACGAAGGAAGACATAAAGGACCGGCTCTCAAAGCTTCTGGGCGCTGAAGAGACTGAGCCATCCGACAAAGACTTTTAGGTAAGATCCTGCCTGACATCTGTGGATAACTTGTGTACCTGTGGATAACTCTGTGGATAACTTGTGTACCTGTGGATAACTCTGTGGATAACTTGTGTACCTGTGGATAACTCTGTGGATAACTTGTGTATAACTTTAGCTAAGATAACTAGATACGGGCCCGTCGCCCGCTCCGGCCAGAATAATCCCAAACAATTAAAAATCATCGTAACTCTTTGATATTGCTAGAGTTATTGGTGATGCGCCAGCGCGCGCCATTGTGTCCGCTCTGTCCATAGGGGTCACTGCTAAAAGTTGCAAGTGTGTATACACTGCGACCTGACGACAGAAAGTCTTTGTATATCAATAGCTTGCGATAGGGGTCCCTTGGAGTCAGTTTTTTCCTGTGGTTTTCTTTGATTTTTTTGCGGGCACCCCCCTAAATAGAAATCTGCGGTGGGTGTATAGCTATAG